TCATCAAGTTGATCGACCACCACAACCACCAGATGAGCAAGTCGGTGCTCGCGTCGTTCCTCGACTCCGAGCAGCGCACCACCCTCATCGAGGTCGGCACCACCGACCCCAACTCCGACTTCTTCATCCTCGCCCTCGAAGCGCTGATGGACGAACTGGCGGAGTCGTGGACCCACCACCTGATGCCGAAGTACATCGACTGGAACTTCGGCACCAAGAAGTACCCGGTCTTCAAGTTCGGTCAGTTGTCGGAGTCCGCGAAGGACACGATCAAGGAACTCTTCCAGACGGTGGTCGTCTCCTCGGTCCTCAACTCCACCCCAGAGTTCGTCCGCGAACTGGAGAAGAAGTTGGCCGCGTCGCTCGACCTTGAGATCGACTACGACGAGATCGAGAAGCAGGAGAAGGAGGCCGCTGAGGAGGCTGCGTCTCAGGCCGATCAGGAGGCTCAGGGCCTGCTGGCTGACCCGAACGCTCCCGGTGGCGGCGCTCCGGGCACTGCTCCTCCCGGTGGCCCCGGCAAGCCCCCGGCTCCGGGTGCCGCTCCGCCCGGGGACAACAAGATCGAGGACCCCGACCACATCCCGCTGGCGAACCCCACGATTGACGACCTCGTGGCCGCTGCGCAGGCGCTGCTTCTGGAGCGCCCCGAGCCTGAAGACGAGGATGAGGTCTGATGCTGCCCCCGCAGCAGCACCCGTCCCAGCCCGGAGACGGTCAGGTCGAGGGGTACCAGCGCGTCGTCAACGGCAAGGTCGTCAAGGTCAACGCCTACGGGAAGTCCCCCTCGACCTCCACTCGTGCAGCCGTGGCCGCACGCAAGCGTCCCGGACGCCCGCAGATCGCCGCCCAGCCCGGCACCTACGCCTCTGGCCGCGACCTCCCGGGCGTGAAGGCCAAGGCCCTGCCTCCCCCGCCGCCACCCCCTCAGCCGTTCCCGCAGAAGAAGGGCGGTCCTCCCGGTGGCCCGCCCCAGCAGTAGGCTGACCGACTTCGCAGAGGCGTTCGTCGCGCTCGCCAACTCCAGCGGCGAGGAGATCTCGGCTGCCGCCCTGCGCAAGGCGCTCGACGCCCTCAGCAAGCAGTACCAGTCGCAGGTCGTCGCGCTCTGGGAGCAGGCCAACGCCGAAGCCCTCCGGCTGCTCGTGCTGGTCATGGAGAACAACCCCAAGAAGTCCAGAATCCAGATTCTCAAGCGCCCCGACGTGAAGGCCGTCCTCCGCGAGCCCTACCTTGAGGCCGCTCAGAGGTCCGAGGAACTGCTCCGGGAGGCGTGGGACAAGGCTGAGGCCATCTCGGTCAAGCACGCCAAGTCCGACTTCAAGGGCCTCGGAGCCGACTGGATCGAGCACGCGGTGGACCCCTCGCTGCGGGACGCCCTGATCGCGGACCTGCACAGGAACGCCAAGGCGATGCGCATGCGGTACGCGCAGGCGATGAAGGACCCGAACAGCCCCGCGGTCCGCCTCAAGAGCGTCGCGGACGACGCGAAGACCCGCGCCCGGTACAGCGTCCAGACCGGCGTCTGGGGGATCGCTACGCAGGTCAAGGACTCCGCCGCTCAGAGCGCTGGTCTGAACAAGATGTGGATCGCGGTGCTGGACGACGCCACCTGCACCCACTGCAAGGCGCTGCACGGCATGATCATTGGCCCCGGCGAGCAGTTTCCCTCCGACGCAGGAGCCAACCCTCTCGGGGTCTACCTCGGAGTCCTGTTCGGACCCCCACGGCACCCCAACTGCCGATGCGTCCTGATCCTGACCAAGCGCAAGAAGACCGGACTTCCGAAAATCTAGAAAACGCCCAGTCCCACGCCGTACGTAGTCCGATACTCCACGCGCAGACGGAAGAGGAGGACTCGGAGTGGGCGAGAGCATCGACCGCCTCGTGGCGCTGTCCGCGGGCTTGGATCGCGAGGACGCCGACTTCATCGTCTACCTGTCCGGGAAACTCGACTGGTCGCCCAAGAAGAACTGGGTGGACGAGGAGGGGGGCCTCCCCAAGCCGATCGAGGACATGGCGGTCGCGCTGATTCGCGACCACGGCATGGATCGCAGCCACGCGATCTCCATCGCCGTCCACAACGCCAAGGAACTCGCCGCCAAGGGCGAGGCCAAGTACGTCAAGGCCGTCGCTCAGTGGGAGAAGATGAAGGCACACCGTCACCTGAAGGACGCGGCAAAGTGACTCGCTCGGACCTCCGTCAGCACAACGCCAAGGACGCCGTGAAGTGAGCATCAAGGACTCCATCGGCGCGCTCCAGAACCTCGTCTCGCTGTCGAGCACCACGATCACCCCCGGGACGGGCGCGAAGTACGTCTTCGCCCACATCAACCCGGACTGGGACCCCAGCGATCACCCTCGCAACCCGAACACCGGAGAGTTCGTCAAGGGTCCGATCGGTTTCATCTTCGGCAAGACCAAGACCGCCTCCTTCGGCGTCAAGGGGCAGGTCAAGAAGATCGACCTCAAGCCCGGAGACGTGGCCTTCAAGACCCCTGCTGGCAACGTCGTGGTCTCCCACCCGGACGGCTCCTACTCCCTGCACCACGGCCTCAACTCGGTCTCCAACATCCCTGCTGGGAACCACAGCACCGTCGCTGCGTCGGTTCAGGACGGGGTGTACCAGAAGATCGGGGAGAACCCCGGCATCACCCTCCCGACCGTGCTCAAGGCCAAGGCCGCAGCGATGCTGGAGAACCCCTCGGACTTCGACGCGCAGGGTCACCCCGTCGTCACCCCTGACACGGAGACACAGGCTGAGCCGACCGGCACCAGCGTTCCCGCCGACCCGGAGCCTGAGCCGCAGGCAGCCGTTCACTCGGCGTGGGATGTTCCCAAGCCGACGCTGAAGCCCGGCAAGACCAAGTTCACCGCCAAGCAGTACGCGGAGTACCAGCAGGCCACGCTCGGGCTCCCGATGTACCCGGACAAGAACGGGACGCCCATCAAGTCCGGTGACTGGGTGGAGTTCGACGGCAAGCCGGTTCAGGTCTTCCCTTCCCCGTACGGCACTGCCGCTGGCGGGAAGAGCGACTTCGGCTTCACCGCCTACCGCTGGGTCGCCACCAAGCAGCAGGCGTCGAACTTGGAGAAGGAGGACTTCTTCCACGCCTCCGACACCCAAGACGTGACGGTCATCCCAGACCCCACCGGCAAGCCGTACGTACCGATCGGTCAGGAGGCTCCCACGCAGGAGCCCGGCTCGGTCCTGCCCAAGCACGGCTCGATCATGGCGCAGGCGGTCACCGGGTCGATCCCGAACACCGCCACCGCTCACAAGAAGCACGTGGAGTCCCAGCAGGGTCAGCCGATCGTGAGCACGGTCGAGCATGAGGGCAACACGCACCCGCTGATCGTGACCGACAAGAACCTCACCCCGCTGAAGTCCGGGGACTGGGTGGAGATCGACGGCAAGCCCTTCCAGATCCATGCGTCTCCGAACGAGGGCAACGTCTCGCTGGCGAAGTGGGTCAGCACCAAGCAACAGGCGTCCAACAACACCTACGACTTCCCGGCCACGGCCATCCTTGACTCCGGTCTGGTCAAGATCGAGGACCCCACCGGCAAGCCGTACGTCCCGCTCAAGCAGGACGAGCCGACGCCCGAGCCGGAGCCTGCCTCAGAGCCGGAGCCCTCGGAGGCCGAGATCGCGGTCGCGAAAGCGGACCTGATGGACTGGCTCAAGGGCGGCGCGATCACCGATAAGGACCTGCCCACGATGGTGGCGCACGGCGAACCCGCCGCGAAGATCGCTGCCCAGCAGATCCTCGACGCGATGTCTGAAAACGAGATTCTGGACGCTCCCGCCAAGAGCCCGGACGTGCCGGACGACGCGCTCGCGGACTGGGAGAAGGAACTCCTCGGGATCGTTGACGAGTCCGTGATGCACAGCCAGCCGGTTGGCACCGTCGCTCAGACCGACACCGCCAACCCGGTCACCTTGGTCAAGCAGGCCGACGACACATGGGCCGTGATGGAGGGCATCGAAGGGGACTGGCACACCGTCTCCGACTCCACCGCAGCCACCATGCTCGGCTACGGCGGTCACGAGCACGACCCTGCACCAGCCGTTCAGTTCTTCGCCCCTGACTCGGCGGAGAGCAAGGCCCTGCTCGACAACCCGGCGCTCCAGCCGTGGGACAAGCAGGTCACCCACTACTCCAAGGTCTACCAGCACAAGAACGGGATCTGGTACGCCCCTAGCGACGGAGAGACCGTCTCTGGTGACGACGCCGACACGCTCAACGACAACTACGAGCAGCAGCAGGCGATGCGCGAGGCCATCCTCGCCATGGAGCCCGGCGACGAACTTCATGGCGTGGCGAAGCCGACCAACCACAGCGCGGTGCAGGACATCCTCTTCGGCGTGAGCGAGGACTTCTCGGTTCAGAACCTCGGCATTCCGAACTCCAAGCAGTTCGACAAGGAGACGCTGGCCGACTCCGTAGTAGCCCTGCTGTGGGACATGTACGACTTCTCGATCAAGGCCAAGGGCGAGTCCACCGAGGACCTTCCTCCCAAGGGTCAGCAGTTCGTCCACCCGGTCTCCGGTGTCGTGTTCCCGCTGCTGTCCGGCACGAAGGTCTACAAGCACGAGAAGATCGAGAACGTCTACATCGTTCACGCCGGATCGGACATGCACACGCCGATCATCTTCTTCGGCCAGAACGGCAAGGCGCAGAAGCCGAAGGCGTCGCACAAGGGCTTCGAGAAGTGGTTCAAGGAGGTTGACGACTGGCCGGGCAAGGTGGACGAGCCGGGACAGCCGACGATCGTCCCCGGCACCGCTGCGACCCCTGAGATGGTCGAGGACGCTCAGCCCGGCGATCAGGTCGCTCTCCACTACCAGAACGGCGGCTCGCTCGCCACGATGTGGGAGAAGCAGAGCGACGGTGGCTGGATCGCGACCGTCAACGGCGGAGCCACCCTCGCTCCGACTGTCGAGACGACCTCGGTCGCGTCGTGGGTCAACGGCAACTCCCTGAAGTTCGCCTACACCTTCTACCCGAAGGGGTCGTCTCCGGAGGGAGTGTCCTCCGCAGACCAGACACCGGAGGTCTCTCCTTGGGGCGGGGATGACGCCACCGGCACCGCGCAGATGGACCCGGAGCCGGTCAGCACCAAGCCCGCGCCAAAGGGCCAGAAGAAGCCTGCCCTGCCGAAGTCCGTCACCAAGCCGGACGGCACCACGCTCGACCTGAAGCCGGGCGAGATGTTCGCCAAGACGGTGGACGAGTGGGGCAACACGATCTACGTCCACGTCACGGCGGGGCCGAAGACGAACCAGAACGGCAACCACTTCTTCCACGAAGCAGGCACCGCCGCCTACTGGCACAAGGCGGTCAAGTGGACGCCGACCAGTCTCCAGTCGTGGGTCAAGAAGAACGGCGGAGAGATTCTGGGCAGCAACGTGCTGCCGCCCGCGGAGAAGGTGGACTACTCCCAGTACCCCGCGCAGACGTTCGACAAGAGCGACGGGAAGTACGGCGTCGCGAACTACGTCTACGGAGCGATCTCTCAGTTCGGCATCAAGAACTACTCCTACAACCCCCAGAACATCTACCCCCACTCCACCTACGCGCAGTTCGATGACAAGCCGTGGAAGGAACTCGACACCCAGCAGCAGTTGGCTCTGATCGCGGACTACGAGAACGTCGCGGGTGCAGCGGTCGCCTCGCTCGACGGGATCGGCTCGCTGGATCTCGACAAGGGCGAGAAGCAGCAGTTCGGAAAGCAGAAAACCGGCTTCGCGCTGATCCACCGTATCGCCATCCTCGCACGCGAACTCGGCAACCCGGACACTGAGTGGGACGACGACAAGTTCGACGGAGAGATCGCCTTCGTCGCCTCGAAGGTCGCCAAGCCCGGTGTGTCGCTGAGCAGCGTGGTGGCCGACAAGTACCCGCTCCTCGGCATCCACTCGGTCCTCCAGAACGCCAACACCCAGCGCAAGTTCAAGAACTCGATCGCTGACCTCGACTTCGACCCGTACAACGGCACCACCGCGGAGTACGACGCCTTCGCTAAGAGCAAGGGCTTCAACTACCTCGCCGCGATGACCGAGGACATGCAGAAGGCGTGGGTCCTCAACGAGATCGGGGACCCCACCCTCCCGAACTCCAAGAAGGCCGCAGCGGCTAAGGCGGCTCAGCAGGTCAAGGTCAAGATCTCGGTCGCGGAACTCGCGGCCACGCTCGACAAGGAGCACAACGGACCCAGCCTGTTCCCGGCCAAGCCCAAGGCTAAGGGCCTGTACGCCAAGTCGCGGCTGAAGAACGAGTACCGCTGGACCAACGAGCACGGCCACAAGATCGAGGCCAAGAACATCGGCTCCGACGAGTGGCAGATCACCGACGAGACCGACACCGGCAACAAGGTCTCCTTCGAGACCACCGACGCCGCAGTCATCAATCTGGTGAACGGCGCGCTGGCTGACGGCCTCGACGTGGACTCCTCAGACGAGAACGCCTACGGGACCGTCAGCCTCCAGTCCGCCCTCGACAAGTGGGCCATCAAGTACGACGTGACCGACTGGACTACCGCGGACGCCGCCAAGTTGTCGGCCATCATCGCAGGAGAAGGCGGCACCCCCTCAGGCGCGCACACCAACACGGCCTACCTCCGGCAGTGGATCTGGTTCCACGCCTACGGCGACGAGATCGGCAAGTACACCGTCGAGAAGCAGTGGTTCGGCGGCAACCACCCGAACTTCGCCACGCACCCCGGCTCTCCCGACTCCCCGATCGGGCAGGCGGCGCACAAGGCACTGGCTGAGGTCCTGTCCTCCACCAGCGCAGGCCAGAAGTGGTTGAGCGCTGGCTGGGGCAACCTCAACGCCACTGACCAGACCGAACTGAACAGTCTGTTCGGGTTCACCGGGAACCACACCGAACTCGGGCTCATCGACGGCATCTCCCTGTGGGACGACTACCACGACAACACCAAACTCAACGGCAGCACGTCCACCGTGGCCGTGGTCAACGGCAAGGCGGTCAAGCCGGGCGACGTGCCCGACGAGGCGTGGGTTGTCGCCAGCGCCGCGCAGGAGGGCAGCGACCTCTCCGCCCTGTTCCCGAGCGACGACGGGATCGGCACCCTCACGGACGAGGAACTGACCGCCGCGCTCAGCACGAGCAGCGCTGCCGCGAACGCCGGGCTCATCAGCCCTCTCGTCGGCGGTCTCCCGGTCCACGTCAAGCGGCTCGCTGTCTGGGCGGCAGGGGACACCGAGAACGACCCCTACCGCACGGGCGTGCTGAAGGCGATCGCAGCCAAGGCGAAGGCTGGCGAATACCTCGATGAGAGCACCCCCGCGTGGGTCGCCCCGGGTGGCGCGAAGTACCCGCTGAGCCCCGGCTCCTCGGTCTACAAGTACAGCGACTACTACGGCGAGTTCTACCTCGTGACCGGCCCGCCCGACGCGAACGGGAACGTGCCCAGCCCTGCGTGGAAGTTCAAGATCGGTGACGACACCGTGGCTCCCGCCAAGTTCAACTTCAACGGAGCGGTGCCGGGCGAGCACGTCTTCACCATGCCTGCTCCGGTCCAGTTCGATCAGGCTCAGAAGGCCGTTCCGAACCTGACCAAGGCGTACTGGGACGAGTCCGAACTCATCGAGGCCGGTCAGTCCAAGACCTTCACGCACCACGAGGTCGGCGCGGTCCTCACCGCTTCGCTCAAGAAGAACACGGTGCTCCAGAAGGAGTACCCGCACCTGTACGCCCAGCACAAGACGCTGCCGGAGAACGTGCGGCAGGCCGTGCTGTTCGCCCTCGACGGCTACACGCCGGGCGGCGGCACATCGGTGATGCTCGACCTGCTGGAGTACAAGGCGTCCAAGGGCCACTTCAACGCGATGACCACGAAGGGCCTCTTCGACTCCGGACAGCCGTGGCTGAAGAACCTCTCCCGCGGCCAGATGGACGAAGACGCGGTGACGAACAAGTGGAGCCCGGAGGCCAAGGACGCCTACGTGGGCCACTTCCAGATCGGTGGCTGGGACGAGATCGCCTCGCATCTCGACGGTCTGCTCAACCCGAAGACCGAGGCCCCGACGAAGGCACTGCCCAAGTTCGAGGACCTGAAGTTGACCTTCGTCCGCAAGAAGAGCGTAGGCGCGCACTCCGGCTCCATCTGGGCGGACCACGAGGGCAACGAGTGGATGTCCAAGGCGTTCGCGAGCGACCCCAACGGCAAGATGCGGGTGGACGCCGAAGCAGAGGCCATGTCCATCGGACGGCTTTTCGGTTTCCGGAATCCAGTCTCCTACGGCGCACCCATCGGCCCGGCTACGGGTGGTGCCGAGAACTCCTACGCCTACCTCCAGCACTTCGCCCCGGCCACGGGCGACCTGCTCGGCAAGGGTCCCCTCGACCTGACGACCAAGCAGTTGTCGCAGGCCATGGAGGAGCACGTCCTCGACTGGATCATCTCCAACCACGACACCCACCCCCAGAACCTGATGATCGACCCGAACGGCAACGTGTTCGGCATCGACAAGGGGCAGGCGTTCAAGCACTTCCCCAACGACAAGTTGGCAGTGGGCTACCGGCCCTCAGAGAACCCGGTGCCGGTCTGGTACGACCAGTTCTACGAGGGCGTCCTCTCCGGGAAGATCAGCAAGGACCTCGCGGACGAGGTTACGAAGGCCGTCCTGCGCCGCGCCCAGAAGATCAGCAAGGACAAGGACGACGAGTTCCGCGCGCACCTTGAGGTCGCGACCCAGAACCGCACGGACTACCCGTCCGCGCACCCGACTCGCGAGCAGTTCATCGACGCGCTGGTCGAGCGCAAGCACAACGCGTTTGACGACTTCGTGTCCTTCTACAAGGACCTGTACGCGAAGTCGCCCTACGAGTTCGACATCGACACCGAGAACCTGCTCCCGCCGAAGTTGGACGAGCACACCCACATCTCGGCCTCGAACGACTACGCCGCGGACGTGCTGAAGTCCGGGGTCCACGGCAAGGCCCTGTTCTTCAACTCAGTGGACCTCGAAGACTCGCACATCCTCTCCTTCATCGCGAAGGAGCACGACGGCTCCAACACCCTCATCGGGGACGCCAAGATCCGCGCCGCGGGGGACAAGGCGCTGGAGGACTGGCTGAGCAAGCAGACCGTCCACTACGACAACACCACCGCCACCCAGACGAACTCGTACAACGACTACGACTCCACCCCGTCCGGCGTGCTCGACCCCGCCCACCTGCCGGGCAACACCGAGTACTTCTCCGCCATGGTGTCCGGGTCCAAGACCGTCTCCCACCACAACGCTGAGGGCAACCACGAGTACAACCAAGCCACGCTGAACAAGATGGACGGCGCGCTCGTGCAGATCGAGAACGCCTTGGAGAAGTTGAAGGCGTGGAAGGCGGACAACCCGAGCACTCCCTTCAAGGGCACGGTTGATTCCTCGATTGGCTTCGTCCCGATCGTCGTGGACCTGCACACGATGGAGCAGCAGGCTGCGTGGGAGAAGATGCTGGAGACCTACGCGGGCTACGCGGAGAAGGTCAACGCCCACAAGGGCACCGACCAGAAGATCTCGCCGCACTTCACGCAGGTCACCTACACGCCTTCGCCGGAGGCGATCGCTCTCACTGAGGCGAAGCAGAACGCAGGGAAGAACTTCCACCCGTTCACCAAGGCCAAGATCGTTGAGATTCTGGAAAAGGCGAAGAACGGCGACCAGATCACCTACCTCAACGCCTTCGGAGAAGCGCAGATCTACACCAAGGTCTACGGCGGCTGGGAGTCCGGCCCGGGTGAAGGGAAGGTCTCCTCAGAGACGCTGGAGAAGGCGGCTGGGCAGGCCGACAAGACGGGCTGGGCCTACACCGACATCGTCCCCGGGGTTCCGGCAGACGGGCCGAGCGCCAAGACGTGGGCGAACCAGCAGGATGAGGGCGCGGAGATCACCGTCGTGAAGCCGGACGGCACCACTGCGATCTACCAGAAGGTCGAGCACGGCAAGTGGCGTGACGCTGTGAACGACGACTGGATGTCGCCGCTGATGTTCGAGGACTACGCCAAGGAGCAGGGTTGGAAGTTCTCTGACGTGAAGACCGCGGAGGAGGCCGGGGCAGAGTCCTCCAGCACCATCAAGGTCGGCACCAAGACGGTCAAGGTGACCAAGAAGAAGAACGCGCTGCGCACCGGCCAGTTGAACCTCGACACCGGGGATCTGACCCTTGCCGAGAAGTGGTCGAACAAGTACTACGGCACCAGCCTCAAGGGCGACATGTACGAGATCGACTTCGGGGACACCACGATCGTCTACCACACCCACGACAGCGGGAACGCGATCACCGACCGGGGCAAGTTGCGCTTCGAGAAGCGGAACTGGGACGGCGACGAGACCTCGCTGAACGAGATCTTCGACCTGCTCCGCCAGATGGGTCTGAACCTCAACCCGGCCTCCGAGGAGAGCATGGAGTTGTTCTACTGGCGGCAGGTGACCGGCGTGGTCAGCGAGCGCAAGGAGAAGTCCTACGGCCAGTACGCGACGATGCTCGCGGAGATCAAGGACGGCCTCAAGCCCGGCCTCTCCGACGCCGAGATGCTGGAGGTCTACCGCGAGGCGTGGGCCAAGGTGATCGGTGCGGACCGGGTTCAGAACGCGGACTGGATGCCGAAGTTCTCCCGCACGCGCATCCACGCGCTCAAGGACGAAGAGGACCGCGGCTTCAGCACCGGGCGTCCGTACTGGTTTCGCCCCGACATCACGATGGCGGAGATGCGCGCGAAGAACGTCAAGGCTCCGTCGCACAACGTCACCTACGGTGGCGACAACTCCAGTTTCTACAAGATCGTCATGTCGGGCGCGCTGTTCTCCGCCGAGGAGAAGTACCGCCTCTACGGGGCCTCCTCCTCGATCGAGGGCCAGAGCAGTTTCGCGACCAGCGGTCTGGGCGGCGTGTCGCCGGAGTCGGACTACAACAGCCACGGCTCCAGCAGCCAGTTGTTCATGTACGCAGGAAACCCGAACGGCGGCAACCTGTTGCTGCACCCCCGCGTCATGATGCGCACCACGAACTACGTGGCGTCGCACGACTCCTTCGGGGACCAGTCTCAGAAACTGTCCTCGCCGTGGGACGCCGAGGCGCTGAACTCGTCCAGCAACTACGAGTTGATGACCAAGAACTTGCTCTCGGTCATGGACGACATCGGCATGATCATCTTCCCCAGCGCCACGCTCCGTGACGAGGCGATCAAGGAGTACAAGTCCCGCGGGATCAACGAGATCCACGGGCTCCCCATCGAGAAGGTGTTCGCGCTGAACGACAGTGAGCGGGCTACCATTCTCAGCAAACTGTGGGACGACGCGATTGCGGAGGAAGCGGAACGGCTCAAGGAGGCATCAGCAGCGTGACCGAGAATCCAGAAACCGCGGAGGAGTGGCAGTCGCTCTTCGACGGCTACTTCCCCGAGAAGTCGGGCGTCCTCGTGACGGCTGAGCAGGTTCCGGGCACCCCTGTCGCCTCCGACCCGCAGATGGTCGGCTGGAACGTCTTCGTGGAGGAGATGGAGGGCGATACTCCGAGGGTGGTCATCGTGGACGTGTTCAACGACTTCCAACTGCGCCTCCACGTCGAGTCCGTCGAGACCCGGGACGAAGGATCGGTGCTGGCGATACACACCGACGACGGCAAGACCTACACCCTGTCGAACCGTCTGATGGAGCAGCAGCGCGAGTTCATCGCCGCACGGAAGGACCACGGCTGGTGAAGGTCCTGACGCACTTCAACGCGACCCAGAACGAGGCGTACGGGATCTGGTGGGTGGACCCCGAGTCCGGGCTCCTGAAGTCGCTGTACCTCGATGAGGACTCCCCGCAGGCTGCCCGCGGGCGGACGATCATCTACAGCAAGGCCGACCCCGACCTCCAGTGGTCGGACTGGTTCGACATCCTGACCACACGCCAGCCGTACTTCGAGTCGTGGTTCGTGTTCGACAGCAAGGGTCTCTCGCCCCGGCAGATGCTGGACTCGCTCCGAGAGCCCAGCCTGCCGCTCTGAGCGAAAAGAAGGGGCGAGGCCCCTCCCCCCACAGGGGAGCCCCGCCCTCTTGATGGGTCGCCTCCCCCCTAGTCGGCGGTCTCCATCAAGCCCAGAGCGGAGGTCACTGCCTCCAGAGCCTCAGCGAGCAGGGTCTGCATCTCCTGCAACTGAGCGACCTTCTCGGCCTGCGAGAGGCCGGAGCGCCCGGCTGAGGCGCGCATCGCGCGGACCATCCGGTCCTGAGCCATCTTGCGGTAGTACCGAGGGCTGACCAGCCCCTCCGGCGAGTCCGGCACGGTCACGTTTTCGAGGGCGTCGTCCATGGGCTACCTCCGGGTGTGAGAGCGTTACAGTTGTCACCTTAGAGCAGTTGCGTGACGACTGTCAACCTGAATCGGGCGCGAGCCGAGAATCTTCCGATACTCCGGCCATGCAGGACTACGTTGCCATTCAGGCACCGCGCGACTCAGAGGGCTTCATCCCCCTCACGCGGAGCCAGAAGGGGCGTCTGTTCAAGAAGCAGATCCTCCCGATGGACGGCTCGTTCACGCACCCTATGAACAAGTCGAAGAAGATCCACGTCGATCGCCAGTTCGCGGAGACGCTTCGCCAGAACTTCAAGGCCGGGGTCTGCGACATCGTTCAGGTCCCGCTCGCCAACGACGCGAACCAGCACGTCGAGGACCCGCTCCGGAACATCGGTGAGGTCGTGGACGTGACCTACGACGACAAGGGCGTCTACGCGATCTTCGACGCGCGCAAGCACGCCGATGACGTGGGTTCCACGCTGCTGGGTGCCTCCGCGCTGATGCACTTGGACTACGAGGACACCAAGACCGGCGAGCGCAAGGGTCCGACCCTCCTGCACATGGCGATCACGAATCGCCCGTACATCACCAACCTCGAAGATTTCGAGGAGATCGTCGCGGCCAGCGCAGGGGGTGCAGCCGATACTCCGGGTGCCGCGCCGGTCGTGATGATTCCGGCCACAGACACGGAGGAAGACATGGACCTCGACCAGATGCTCGCCGTCCTCAAGGACGAGCACGGGATCGACGTGGTTTCGCTTCAGGAGCGCGCGAACACCGGCTCTCAGGAACTCGTCACCGCTCTGTCGAACGTCATCACCGACGCCACCGGCAAGCAGCCCGGCGCGGAGGGCTACACGCTCAAGGACGTGGCCGACGCCGTGATCGAGATGGCCGAGGAGCGCGTCGCGCTGTCGGCTCAGGTCGCGGACCTCGTGACCCAGAACGAGGCGCTGGCGCTCAAGGAGGCCACTGCCGAGGTCGAGGGTCTGATCAAGGCCGGGCGCATCCTCCCGAAGTCCAAGGAGACCATGATCGCCCTCTCGCGCACCGACCGCGAGTCGTTCGAGGCCCTGCTCCCGGACGAGGCGATCGTCGCCCTCTCCGAGGAGGGCATCCAGACCCACGACGCCCCCGCCGTTGGCGAGGACATGCAGAAGAACATCGACCGGCTGGCCGAGATCGCCAACCAGAGCCTCTGACCTGAGGAACCGGAAAAGGAGAAAATGAAATGACTGCTCGTGAGGGAAACGTCCTCCACGTGCCCGGTACCTCCAGCAAGGCGGAGGTCAAGGGTGACGAGATCCTTGGCTCGTACGCGCGCTTCACGCAGAAGGGCCTGACCATCAAGTCGGGCTCGGGTCTGCTGGAGGCGGGCACGGTCCTCGTGGACTCGGCCACCGCCAAGAAGTACAAGGGCGCTGCCGCGGCGGACATCGACGGTACCTCGGACCCGGAGGTCCGCGGCATCCTGCGCAAGGCCGTGGACGCGACCAGCACCGACATGCTGGCGAACTACGTCGCCAGCGGTGTGGTCAAGACCGCCGCCCTGAAGCACGCGGACGGCACCGCGCTGTCCAGCGCCGAGATCGACCGGGTGGCGACCAGCCTCAACGGTCGCGTGGACGACATCCACGGCTTCCTCATCTTCTGATCCAACCCACGACTGGCTCGCCTAGTGGCGTCTGAGCCGCAACGAAACAAGAAAGGTAGTGGCTCAAATGCCGGACATCGACCTCTTGGAGCCCGCAACGCTCCGTGGCGTCGTGGAGAAGTTGGACAAGCCCGAGGCTCTGGTGCTCTCGCGTGCTCTGCCCAAGACTCCGTGGCCGTTCCCGGGCGTCACGTGGGACGTGATCAAGGGCTCGCGCATGGTCGCCAAGCCCAACGTGCCGAACTCCGAGGCCCACGTCGTTCCGCGGCTTGGCGTCTCGCAGGAGTCGGCGCAGTTCGTCTACCTCCGCGAGAAGAAGGTCTTCGAGCCGACCACGCTGCACTGGCTGCGTGCGCCGGGTTCGATCACCAACAAGCAGAACGCGGAGACCGCCGTCCTGCGTGAGGTCAAGGACCTCAACCAGCGGATCGACAACTACGTCGAGTGGGCCTGCTGGCAGGCGCTGACCGGCACGCTGACGATCGACCAGCCCGACGTGCAGGCCACGGTGGACTACAAGATCCCGGCGAGCCACAAGCCGACCGCGGGCACCGCGTGGAGCACCGCCACCCCGGCGCAGATCGTGGAGGACGTGAAGGCGTGGAAGCGCCTCATCTCCCGTGACGCTCGGGTCCCGGCGACCACCGCGTTCGTCACCGACGTGACGCTGGACCGGATCTTCAACTCGTTCGCGGCCAACGGCGGCACGAACTTCCCCGGTGGGCAGTTGCTCTCCGACCGGATGAAGGACCAGTACTACACCACGGGTGTCCTGCCGGGCTTCCTCGGTCTGAACTGGAACGTCGTGGACTCGTTCTACGACAGCGACGCCGGGTCCCCGACCCAGTTCCTCGCGGACGACGCCCTGATCCTGTGCAACCTGACCGAGGGTCGGGCCATGGAGATCATGGAGGGTCCGAGCGCGGACGACGAGGCCCCGGACGGCTTCACCGGCAAGTTCTCCAAGACGTGGAAGGAGAAGGACCCGAGCGCCCGTCAGGTCCTGATCGAGTACCACTTCCTCCCGGTCATGACCCGCCCCGAGCAGGTCGTGTACGTCGCGGACGTGGACGCCTGATCCCGGCTCCTCAACGGCTTCACCGAGAGCCCCCTGCCCCAACCGGGTGGGGGGCTCTCGCCGTACGTGTAGGGAATGGGTGCGCCGATACTCCGTGCGCACGTGTGCCCGCAGATGAAGGAGCGATACATGCCCGAGACCGTCGAGGTCTCTGACCAGTTCGGCAAGCCCGTCACAGTCCCGGTGGGACTGGACGGTGTGAACCCGGTCAGCGCCAACAACCCGAGCCCGAAGCAGATCCCCGCGGACCTCCGCCCTGCCGCCGTGGAGGCCGCTCAGCCGGTCGAGGAGCCGGAGGCAGAGGTCGTGGAGGAGCCGACCGAGCCCGTCACCGAGCCCGTCACCGAGCCCGTCACCGAGCCGACCCCTGAGACGCCCGAGGAGCCGGTGACCGAGCCGGAGTCCACGGACGACGACGATACCGAGAGCGAGTAGCACATGCCCACCCAGAGCGGCGCGACCGCCAAGAAGACCGCGGCCAAGCGGCCCGCCAAGAAGACCGCGGCCAGCCCCAAGTCGGCTGCCGAGATCCGTGCGGAGATCGAGGCGCAGGTGCGCGCCGAGGTCGAGGCTCAGGTCCGGGCGGAGATCGAGGAGCAGATCCGCGCTGAGCAGGCTGAGGACACCCCCAGCCCGCAGGACGCGGACTACATCCGCTCCGCCAACGACCGGAACCCCCGCCCCGTCAACGGGCTGGACATCTCCGACGACCCGCGCGCCACGGGCGCGGTCACGATCCACTTCTTGGAGGACGGCTTCACCGCCTTCGGGAAGGTCTGGTACCGCGGCGAGGAACTGACCCTCGTCCCCGGCACCGAGAAGTGGGACAAGGCCCCGCGCCGTTTCGGCAAGGTCTTCGTGGAGATGGACGAGTTCGAGCAGGAGGAGGTCTGGGGTCGCCGCCTCTTCCGCCCCGGCCCGTGGCGCGGCAAGCGCCTCACCGAGATCGAGGACCCGGAGATGACCGAGGCCGAGCGGGCAGCGCTCGCGCGGGCCGAGCAGAAGCGCAGCAGCCTCTACGGCTGACCACCTGAAGGAGCATCATGGCACTGACTCCGCCCACCGTCGAGGAACTGGGCACCTTCCGCCAACTTCCGTTCGCGGATGGTGACGAGACGACGCAGGCGGAGTCAGTGCTGGTTCAGGCCACCGACGCGGTGTGGGTCCACACCGGGTTGGAGGAGTACTTCGCGGACGAGCGCAAGACGCGCATCGTCAAGAACGCGATCATGGACCTCACGCTCTGGCTGATGTCTCAGGCCGAGCATCGCGACGAGATCAACTCCCCGTTCAGCGGCGAGCGGATCGGCTCGTACTCCTACCAGAAGATGCAGCAGGCCCAGCGGGGTGAGGAGACCGGCATCTACTGGCTCGACCTGCTGTTCACCATGCTCAAGGCCCCGGACGGTGCCGACGAGGCGTGGGTGAGCACCGAGTACGTCTTCAAGACCGGCTACTGCGAGCAGGAGAGCGAGACCTTCTTCGTGGACCCCTTCCTCGGTATGGGGTGATCCGCCATGTCCTACAGCAGCATGCTCAAGCACCGCTGCACGTTGCTTGAACTCCGGGAGTCCTTCGTCAACGGCGTGCCCTCCTCCACGTGGGTCGAGGTCGCGACCGCGGTCCGCTGTTTTCTAGATCTGAACTTTCTCCGCAAGGGCAAGGACCCGATGTGGACCCCCGAGGCCGGACGCCCCGGCGACCGCTCCGGGGTCTGCTTCCTCGCGGACAGCGCTCCGATCAAGTCCGGCATGCGGATCAAGATGACCAAGGGTCCCACCGGCACCTTCCTGATCGAGGGTGCGGTGGACGAGGCGTGGCAGCCGACCAAGCGGCACCACTTCGAGGTCGGCGTGATCGAGGTCCCCAAGCAGATCTCCAAGGGTCAGGGCGACAAGTGACCCGCCGCGACATCGAGTTCAGCGAGAGCGGCGAGGCCATCGGGAAGTGGAAGGCTCGCTTGGAGGAGTCTGCCCAGCCTCACTACAAGACCACCGTGGAACTGGAGGCCCTGCTGCGCTCCGCCTTCCTCGTCACGCAAGAGAAGGTCCACGTCATCACCGAGAGCCTGAAGGCGTCCGGGAAGACCTTCACCGACTTCGACGGCGACACGTGGACCGGGACCATCGAGTACGGCGGAGAACTGTGGCGGGTCCCGCACCCCGGACCGCCCAACGACCCGGTGCGCTACGCCATCTACGAGATCGCCCGCGGGGGCGACCACGACTTCTTCGCCGGACTGGAGACCTTCGGGACCCAGATCGAAGAGATTCTGAACGGAGGGTTCCCCGGATGACCGCCCTAGACATGGACATGGTGACCTCCGCCTTCCAGAAGTTGTCCGCGTACCCTGCGTTCCAGCAGTTGGTGCTGGACGGCCTGATCGGCACCGACGCAGACGACACCGCCCCGGACGAGGAGAAGATCGCCAAGGCGTGGCTGTTCCAGTCGCTGGACGATCAGGAGCGGCCCTTCCGCGACCCGGAGGGCTCCGGCCAGTGCGTGATCCTGCTGAGCCAGCACAAGTCGTGGAGCGGGCCGAACCGGCACAACACCGCTCAGTTTCCGCAATTGAACGTGCTGATCTACGCCGACTCCACCAGAGACGCTGACGGCGCGCCGATCACTCAGGACGCGCGCCGCAAGGCCAAGCACGTGGCGAAGCGCATCAACCCGTGCTTCCACCGCCCCGGCAACGACGACCACCTGTGGCCGGGCGACTACTGGGTCCACGCCTCCTACCAGTCGATGCAGTTGCAACTCACGGACGTGCCCAACACGCAGGCGTACACCGTCCGCGGTGAGATGACCTACGAGATCACCACCGACTGACCGTACGTAGGTCGTGACCATCCGGACCGACACCTGCTGCGAGCCGGGCTGCAACAACCCCCGCCGCCCCGCTGGGGGAGGCCGCAGCCGGTTCTGCTACTCCTGCCACCACGCCTACTACACGAAGTCCGACCCGGCGAAGATGCAGCGCAAGCGTGAGAACGAGCGCGCCCGTCAGGCCCGGCTCCGGCAGGCGGTGGCCTGATGGCTCAGCCCGCGGTCCTGCTCAAGACCCCGCTGACGGCCAACACCGGCTACGGCAACGACGGCTTCTCCCTCGCCCGCGGCTTCTACGAGGCCGGGCTGGACGTGCGCCTGCTGCCCACCGCGGTGATCCCCCCGATCCCCCCGGGCGTGGCCCAGTTGATGGTCAAGTCCCTCAACGCGGAGTTCGACTACGTGATCCACCACGTGGACCCGGACCAACTCGGGCTGTCCGCAGGGGAGCGCCGCATCCCGGGCAAGAAGATCGCGTGGTCGATGTGGGAGTACCTTAACTACCCCGACCCAGAGAACGACTTCGCGGAGCGGCTGGAGGGCTACGACCTCTTCCTCGCCTACGACGAAGTGTCCCGACAGGCGTTCGAGCCCTTCTGCGAGCAGGCCGGGGTCCCGATCAAGGTCCTCCAAGGCGGCATCTGGGCCGACGACTGGGAGTACGACCTGCGCAAGCGGGACTGGACGGGCACCTTCCGGTTCGGCATGGTCGGCCAACTCCACCACCGCAAGAACCCGTTCGCTGCGATCAAGGCGTTCCACGAGGTCCACGAGGAGTTCCCGGACACCGAACTCCACCTGAAGACCACCACGCAGACCCTGCACCCGGCGATCGAGGACCACAACCCCGGCGTCAAGATCCACTACGAACTGTGGCCTCACGAGCGGCTGTACGCCTTCTACCAGATCATCCACACCTACGTCGCTCCCTCGTGGGGTGAGGGGAAGAACCTCCCGGCGCTGGAGGCTCAGTTGATGGGCGTCCCCGTCATCTACTCCGACTTCGGCGGACACCGGCAGTGGGGGAGCAGCGAGACCGGCTGGCCGGTGTCAGGGATGCTCGCTGAGCACGCACCCGGCCTCACGTCCATGCGGGTGGACCACGAGGCTCTGGTGGCTGCGATGAAGGACGCCGTACGCGATCGCACGAAGACGCGTCAGAAGGGCGAGAAGGCGTCCCGCCTGATCCCCGCCCAGAACGACTGGGGAAGCGTCATCCGGAGGCTGCTCACGATCGCGTGAGCCTCGCGGCAGGGACGTTCCGATACTCCCGCCATGACTGAAGCAGTTGAACTGCGCGTCGTGGAGATCCGCTGTCCGATCGGGCCGCGCCAACTCCTCATGAAGGTGCGCCAGACAGGGGATTCCGTCTCCTACAACGAGGACAACCTGCTCGAACTCGCGTGCCGCGACTGCGCGCGCACCGTGAGGCGGGAAGACCCCTCCGTGAGGCGTGTTCTGCACCGCTACGCCTTCACCGGAGAACTGGTCGAGTCCGCCGTTGAGCGGTAGTTCCAACCGTCCCCTCAGACGCTCAGGGACAGCGCCCCCCTCCCGCCGATACTCCGCCTGAAATCGGCGTCCGTCGAAGGGCACGCGGCGCATCACCTGAACTTGAGGGAAGGCGACATGAGCACCACTTTCGAGGGCTTTTCCGTCTCGCACGCGGCCATTCTCGACGGCTCGACCGGCGCAGAGACTGCCGACATCTACGGCGTCCGCGAGGGCTCGATCGAGGTTGACACCGACTCGTTCGACAACACGGGCGACGACACCATCCTGAGCACGTGGTCGTGGTTCAACTTCGCGACCCTCTCCATCACGTCCGGGTTCATCCCGTTCGACGTGATCGCGCTGCTCACCGGCAACACCATCACGTCTTCGGGCACCGGCCTCGCGACGCAGTACGAGATGCCCCTCTGGAACGAGAAGAGCCTCAACGTCCCGCCGCGCCCAGTCCTGATCCGGGTCCCGTCGAAGGACGAGGACGGCAACGCCCGGAACCTCGACTTCATCCTCTACAAGGTGCAGTTCGAGCCCATCTCGTTCGACGGCCCCTCGTACAAGGACGGTCTGGTCCTCAACTACGCGGGCAAGGCCCTCATGTCCGAGAAGGACGAGAAGGGCGTGGCCCTCGCGGGCGGCGACCGGGCGATCGGGCGGCTCCTGAACACCCAGCGGGTCTGACCTACGAACTTCAGTTTCTGAAAACTCTGAGAAAGGAACGCTGTGAGCGTCGAGATTCCTGAAGCAACCCTGTTCGACGGTGAGCGTGTGCGTCTCGGCGCGCACGCTGCCACCGACCAGCCGGAGGAGGCCGTCGTGCAGGCCGCTCCGCCGCGCGACGAGATCGACCGGCTGGACCCGCAGCCTGTCGAGATGCGCCTCCAGTCCGGGCTGGAGTTCGACCTCGAACCCCTGAAGTTGCGGCAGTTCCTGAGGCTGCTCCGTATCGTCTCCCGCGGTGCCGCGGACGTGCTCGACTCCACGTCGCTGGACTTCGAGAACCCGCAGGCGTTCGTGCAGACCTTCATCGGTCTCGTCCTGTTCTCCATCCCGGAGGCTGAGGAGGAGACGGTCGAGTTCCTGAAGTCGATGGTCACGGTCCGCAACAAGACCGGGAACCCTGACATCGACTCGATCAAGTACGCGGAGTTGCTGAGTGAACTCGACAACCCCGAACTGGAGGACACGATCACGATCGTGCAGAGCCTGATCGAGCGCGAAGCGGAGGACATTCGCGCACTGGGAAAGCGGCTCGGGGCGATGTTCAAGGTGGCGCAGAAGATGGGCGCGACCACGGGCCTCGCCCCGAACAGTCAGGTCTGATCGGCGGCTTCTCGCAAGCAGTCGATCTGATTCAAGCGGAGTACGGATGGTCTGACGAATCGGTGATGGAGACGGCGGTCTGCCGCCTCAGGCAGATGGTCGCCAACATCGAGGCTCGTCGGAAAGCCGCTCGGCAGCACCAGCAAACAATTGCAGAGTGGCAGACGAGAACCCTCGCAACCTTCATCGCGGCCACGGTGCCGCAGGAGAAGAAGGGCGCGAAGAACCCGCTCCTCGAAGAGGCGCAGAAGGTTCGGCTCCAGATGGAGGGCGAAGAGTCCGAGGACGACAAGGCCAAGGACGTACCGCCCGAAGTCTTCATCGAGCAGGGGTCTCAGGTAGCGCAGAACCGTAACGGCTCCTACGAACGCCTCCGCAGAGCGTTCGGGGCCTGACAAGTACACAGAAGGGGGTGATCCGCCGTGAGCGAGCGCGTAGCGACATGGCGGATCGTCACCGAGTTCGCCAAGGCGCGCAAGGACTCCGACACCCTTGCGCGCTCGCTGGACCGGCTGGAAGCCTCCAAGGAGCGACTGGACGACTCGACCGTCGCTGGCGACCAGCAGGTCGTCAAGAGCACGAAGACCCGCTCTCGCACGATTGCGGATGTCCTCAAGCAGACCCACGCGGCCCGGATCGAGAACGAGAAGGCTGCCGTCGCGGTCGATGACCTGACCGAGGCCACCGATCGGGAGACCAAGGCCCGCAAGCGCGGCGTGGGCTCGCTCGTGCAGAGCCTGCTCATGCGCCGCAAACTCAACGAGGCGTACGCGCAGAACGCCCGCTACATCAAGGCGTACGCGGCTGCTGAGCGCGACTTGGAGAAGATCGAACTCCGCCGCAAGTCCGCCACCCTCGCGCTCACCGCTGCCGAGAACCGGCACGCCGCGGCTCTCAAAAAGTACGGGGCCGAGAGCAAGCAGGTCGCAGCCGCCCTCCTCTCGGTGGAGCGCCGCACCCTCGATGTGACGCGCGCTGAGCAGCAGCACGCTGTGGTCCTGCGCCGGGTCTCCGCGGAGTCCGCGCGCGCGGGAGGGTCCAGCGGCGGTCTCGGCTCCCGCCTGCGCCGTCTGGCTGGCGACTTCGACAGCGTGAGCGCCAGCGGCGCGGCCTTCGGCAAGATGCTCGGGCTGCTGAAGTTCCCTGCGCTCATCTCCGGTATCGGGGTCCTGATCGGCTCCATCTCCAACCTCTCCGCGGGGCTGCTCTCGCTGATCGGTCCCCTGTCACAGGTGGGCGGGCTCGCCGCCGCGCTGCCCGCCGCGTTCCTCGGGCTGGCGAGCGTCTTCGGCACCGTCCTCGGAGGGCTCAACGGCATCGGCGCTGCCCTCAAGGCGCACACCCAGATGCAGACCGCGGCTGCTGCGGCCAGCGGCAAGGCGTCCAAGGCCATGGCTGCTCAGAAGGCTGCCGCCGACCGGCTGAAGAAGGCACAGGACGCGCTCAACAAGGCTCAGAAGGAGCAGCAGAAGACCGAGAAGGAACTGGAGAAGCAGCGCCAGCGGTACGCCGACATGTCCGACGCCAAGGCGCAGGCGGAGGACATGCGCCGGGCGGCTGCACTGACCGCTCAGCAGACCCTGAACGACCCCAACGCCACCGAGGAGCAGAAGGCCGCGGCGAAGAAGGCGCTGGAGGACGCCAAGAAGGCTGAGGAGGCGGTCGCCAAGGCTCGGGCCAAGCAGCGCCAGAAGGTCAAGAAGGCTGAGAACAAGAACGAGGACGCGAAGGACAAGGTTCGCAGCGCGGAGAAGGGCGTCAAGTCCGCGCAGGCTGCTCAGGCCAAGGCTGCCAAGGACGCCGCCGCAGGCACCACCGCCGCGGCCAAGGCTGCCGACGCCTACCAGCAGGCCCTCGCCAAGTTGACCCCGGAGGGGCGCAGGTTCGTTGAGGTCCTGATCAAGGCCCAGGGCGAACTGAAGAAGGTCCGGGACGCCGCCCAGCGCGGTC